CTGCAATGACAGTGGTTGCGCCGCTCAATTTGCCAATGATGATGTCATCGGTTTTGCGGCCCAAAGCAGCCGCGCCCGCAAAGACCGCCTCGTCGCGGTCATCATGGGCCATTTGCTCCAAGTCTTCTTCTTCGATCTCGTCGCCGGCATAATTGGTTTCCAGAATGACCGTCACTTGGCGACGGCCTGCGTTCATCATTGGCACATTGCCCGAACGCGTTTTCTTGGCAGCGGTGCCAGTTCCAGCAACGTGGAATTTTGCATTGGCGGCTTTGACATTGCGCTTGTTGCGGATGGTTGACAGAAGTTTGGTGGACGAACGCTGGAATTCGCGCTCAATTCCCTCTTGAAATTCGGTGACAAATGTCACCGGTGCTTGCATGGTCATTGGATGATGCTCCTGTGGATGGGATTGCGTCCACAGGGAGAAAGGGCCAGCGACGGATCAGGTCGGGCGCTGGCAAACCTGCCAAAGCCCAAGGGCCGATGTGCGCCGGGTCACTCCCGCGTACAGCCGCACCATTCGGCGACCGCCACGCGGGGGGACTCGCCACCCATTCATTTTGTTCAATTGCGTGGCAGTGCGCCGCGCGCTTCCAATTGTTTGAGCATATTGGAAGTCTGCTCACGGAAGGCGTGATCATATTTGGGCGAGCGCGTGGAATAGCGGTCATCGGCCATGCGGGCCTTGACGTCCTCCAAGCTGAATGCGCCGGCTGGATCGCCACCATCCACATTGAGCGCGGAGGCTCCACCGCCACGCAAAGCCGCCACCAGCTTCAAGCCCGCCGCAGTGGACGTCATCATGTCGAATTCCGCCATTTCAGCGTCACCAACCACGCCGCGCGCTTTGAGCGTTTCCACCTGCGCACGGATTGCACCGCGCGCCTTCTCAAACGCATCCTCACCGCCAAAAGCAGCCATTTCGGCTTTGAGGTCCAAAGGCGCATCAATCATGCCGGCCTTGGTCGCCTCGCCCAAAAAGTCGGTCACAAAGCCAAATTGGGCAGGCGTCATCTTGTGCTTGAGCGCCAATTCGCGCGCCATTTTGATCGCAGGATCATCAGCCGTCAAAGTCTTGATGTGCTCTGGCACCTCGCCTTCAAACTTCAGCTCATAGCCGTCCACAGTCTCAGGCACGACGCCGCGCGTGCTCAATTCAGCGCGCGCGCCCGAATAGGATTTGAACAGCTTGTCAATCGTGGCTTGGTCGTTGTCGCCCGCCAAATGGTCGGGCAGGCCTTCGGGCCGATAAGGGGCAGGCGCGCCTGTCTCTTGGCTTGGCGCGGGATTGGCGGGTGCGTCATCATCGGTTGCATTCGGGTCGATGGCGGAATTTTCATCCATGTCAATTGTCCTTTTGGTCGGCGTGGTTCAATTCTTGGGCGCGGGCAAACAGCCGCAAAAACGTCAGGCCAATGTCGCGCTGCCCCTCGCGATAGGCGGCATAAACCGCCACTTGCTCGATCGGCATTCCCAGCAACGGCATGTCAAAGCGGCGCAAGGTCAAGGTCAAGAAATGCTCGATCAAAGCGCGGCCTGCCTCTGTTGCATAAACCGCCTCAATCATCCGCGCCGCACCGTCAGACGCAACGGGCGGGCCTTGGAACACTTTGAGGTTAGACCCCTCTGTGCCCTGCAATTGCGCCATCATGTCTTCCAGAGACAATGTTTTCAAAATGTCCATGCTCAAGCCGCCATCGGAAGCGCGCCGCCGTCAGTCGCAGCGGGCGGTGTTTCAGGAATGGGTGCTTCAGGCGGCATGGCTTGTGCAGCCTGAATTTGCGCGGCTTGGTCTTGCATCTGCGCCACGGCTTCTTCGCTGCGCACAAGGGTCGATGGCACGCCCATTTTGTCAGCCAACCAGCGATAGACCTTCTCAATGTCCGCCGCGAGGTTCATGGCCTCTGGCCCACCAAGGCTCAACAGCATTTGCAACCAATCGACAACGCGGCGCACGTCTTCAAGATTTTGCCCCGCCGCCATCGGGCTTGTCGCATCCAGCCGGATGAACAAACGATCGACCGTCAAAACTTCCGCCAGAACCCCCTTGCTGGCCAGAATATCAAGCACGCGCACCACCAAAGGCTCGACAATTTCCAAGGCCAAACGGCCATAAGCGCCAAACAAATCCTCACCCAGCCGCTTCATCTTTTCCACAATCTCAGTGGCAGACTTCACAGCACCGGCATCGGGCGGCAGGTTTTGGTCAAACATCAAATCGCGGGCGGCTTCACGCAAATCCGATTGCACAAAGCTCGACAAGTCAAAATCACCGGGCAAGGGCAGCTTATCAAGGCTTTTGCCCAATGGCCCGCCATTGCGCGCGACTGCAATGGTCGATCCCGGTGCCAATCGGCTCATGTCGGGATTGAACGCCAGATCAGACGTGCGCGTCCACACGCCCACCAGCGCCATTGCCGCCGCCCGCAAATGCAGCTCCATCGCCTTGTTCAAACTGGCCACAGTTGGCGCGGCCAAATGGGCAGGCCCACGGCCATAGACTTCACCGGGCACCTTGAAAAAGCGCGGCGTGATATAAGGGCAGGTGTTGAATTCCTGAGTGGCAAAGGATTTGGTTTCATCCTCACAAAAGCAATAATGCCGCCAAGCCTTGCCTTCGCGCACCGTGGCTTGGGTGACCTTGATCAGATCGCTCGAACCCGTGCGGACCGCCGCCTTGATGCGCCTTTGCATTTTTTCCGAAAATGTGCCGTCTGGCCACACATCTGGCAAATCCATGGCCTCATAGCGCTTGGCCCAATAGACGCCTTTGACCTTGCCGCGCCCGTCCTCCTCAATCGCAATCTCAGCGGCGGGCACCGCGATAAATTGCACCAATTCATCATCATCGCCTTCCAGAACCAGCAAAGCACCCGTGCCACCGACCAGATCAAGGAACATCTCATGGCAGGCAGTGTGGAAGCCGCCCTTGTTGAACACAGCCGCAACGATTTCGGTTGTGTCATTGAGAACGTCCGCCACCTGTTTCTTTTGGGCTTCATCCTTAATCAGCGGCCCGGGTGTCAGATTGAACCAGCGCTGAAACGGCGGCAACAAATCCTTTTGCATCCGGCCCGCAAAGCGAAACGCGCTTTTGATCGCCGTACCATCATAGGCCCGCCGCCCACGTCTTTGCCCAGGCGTATCGACACCCACAGGCTTGCGGAAGGGCAGGATATATTCCCACACATCCTCAAGGCTTTGGTCAAACACGGTCTTGATCGAAAACGCCCGCCCGGCGCGCGCCATCACGCGCTTTTCAGGGGCAGCCGCCACGGCGTCACTTGGGCTTGGGCTTTGAAATTGCGGTGCGGCCATGGATTACCCGCCCAATTTGTCAGAAAGGCCTTGTTCGCCCGATCCAATGAAAGCCAAGGCCTTGAGCCGCCCCGCCCGCCGCCCGCGCAAACGCGATTGTTCGGCTTCTGACGCCGACAGATTGGCCCGATTGGTATCGGCTTGCGTGCGCAATTGCTCGGTCTTGAGGGCAGCGGCCTGCAAGGCAGCGGCCTGCTTGTCCTCTTTGGACTTGCCGCCAAAAATGCTCTTAATCACGCGTGACATGGGCCATCCTCACAAACAGGGTGAACAGATCGGGGGTGACTATCAAAGGCTGCGCGGCGTAAAAGCCGCTCATTTGCACAAGGCGCGCCGATTGCGCGCTTTTGACCCAACAACACAGGCCAGACTGCGCGCGGGCTTGAAACCTCTCAATGGCCGCGCGCATGGCACGTACCAGTGCGACGGGTTTTGAGGCGGCCAAAGCCGTTGTAGCGAACCACACCTCAAGCCACCCCGCCGCACTGGTCGGCACAGCGCCACCGACCGCGAGAACCGACCCATCAGTCTCAGCCGTCAGTGCGCCATCCTCGATCACGGCCAAAAGCCGTGACATCGCGCGCCGCCCCATCAAACGCATAGACCCGTCATCATCGCAAATCAGCGTCAGGTCGCGTGGCAGGGCAGGGCGCAAATTCATTCAATATCTCATTGGGTCGAAATCGGCGGAAAAGTTGGACGCCGATTGCGCGCCCATGTCGTCATAGCCACGGCCTTGGGACTCGCCACGCCGCTGTTTGCGGGTGCGCGACATGCTGGTTTCCCCAAAAAGCCCCAGCGCCACATATTGCAAACAGTCCTGGACATCCGACCAAGGGTGCAATTTTTCGGGCTTGTCAGAGGTGACCTCCATCGTGCCCCGCTTTTGCTTGGCATAGCGGTAATGGCTCATCATGCCCTTGCGCAAAATGGGGCAATTGGCAGAGATCAAGACATTGGGCGTGCGGCCATCGGGGGCGGCAAACAAAGCCTCCACCGCGTCTATGCGCGCCACCAGCTCATTGGTGGGTGCAAAGCCGATGTGATGACCGATGATTTGTTCCACCGTTTGCAGCCACGACATCTCCCCGCCTTCACTGTCAGCCCCTTGGCCCGCAGTCGGATCGGCCCAAATCCCGCCAATCTGAAAGCCGCCAAACTCGACCTCCAAAATTTTGTCCAACAGCTCACCAAAGCGCTGCGCACCCATGCGGCCCGGTGCAAATTCACGCAGCACCCGCAATTGCCCGCTGTTGGGCATGACTTGGCAGATGATGGCCGCAGGGTGCAATGTGCGCCCGCCATCGACACCCAGATAGATGGGCAGAGAAGGCACGGCATCGAGAAACACCTCAGACCCGTGAATGGCATCGTCATAGGTCGCATAGACAGGCTCACCCGCGCGCGAATAGCCCCATTTGTTTTTGACAAAGCGGCGCACCCACCAAGGCGGGTTCAATTTGGCCATGCGCTCATAATAGCCCGGTGTGAGATTGTGCAGGTTTTCGGCATTTGGTTCATCACCGCCGGGCTGGACAAACAAGCGATATTCGGGCGGCAAAGCGCCATTGATGCGAATATCGGACCCCAAAAGCTGGCCCTCCTTCCACAGCTTGTAAAGCCAATGGTCGGTGTCGGGCGGGTTGAAATCCATCTTGACGCCCGACCAAGCCTTGGCACCTTCTGGCAACAGGCTTTGGCGCGGCCACCGTCCAATGCGGCCCAAAACATAGGTCAAGACTTCAGGCGTCAGAGAGGTCACACCATTGAGGAAGGCCTCTGAGAATTCATAACCGTCCAACACGTCTTCTGGTGAGCGCTCGCCCAGGGCGTCAAAGTCTGCGATGATCTCAATCGGGCCATAGGCATCCTCAAACGTGATGATGTGCTTGGCAGGCCGCTCCCCCGATCCATCCCATTTGCCATATTCTTTGGGAAACCATTGCAGCCAACTGGCCACCGCTGTCTTGTAAAGGTTGCGATAGGTGTCGCGCACCGTGACCACGCGGTGGCGGCGCACCCCGTCAATGCAGCGCGGCTGACGCATGGCCTTGACGATGGTGTCGAAATAGCATGTGGTGGTCTTCGCCGACCCATAAGGCCCCATGATTGCCCGTATCGACGCCTCACTACTGACCAGTGAGGCCGACACTGGCCCCGGAGCCATCCAAGCACCAACAGCGAGGGATTTGGGCGCGCACGCACCGTCACCGGCGTCATGTGTGGCGTCCTCATACCCGTCCTCATAGGAGGAACCCCCGCCCCCCTGCCAATCATCCCCGTATTCGGTTTTTGCGGCCTCACTCACTCCCCGTCCTCCCTGAGAGAGAGGGCTGGGCATATATGGGGGTAGGGCGTGGCCGGGCTTGGAAAGGGGTCGGATTTGGGCGAGCCCAGATCGAGGGGGGGGGTGTCGAGGGCTTGAACCGATGACCGAAGATCAGCGGGAAAATTTTGGGCATGATGCTGATATCGTTATGAAAAATTGCAAGGCTCATTGGTCTGCGACTTTCTTTTCTGCGACTTTCGCACCATCGCCAATGCCAAGCGATTGACTTTGCTCACCTATTCTCACATCGGCTGGACGCAGGTCGAGCAATGGGCCAGAGGCCTGTGATGGCAAGGCAGAGCCATCAGGTGCCACGATGTGCAGACCGACCGCAGCCGTGCCACTGACGACCAGCGCCTTGGGCTGTTGCTGGTGCACATAGGGCAAGAGCGCTTGCATCATCAGGCGCATCTCAACCCACGCCTCCATGCGCGACACACCCAGCTCTTTGGCCAATGCGCCCGCCCGCGCGGCCATCGCCTTGATCCAATCGCCATCATGGGCGGCGAGCTCAGCGTCGCCGATCATGGCCACAGCGGCCATCTGTTCGCCCGGCGTCCTGCCCCATTTGGCCCCAATGATCTTGGCCAAATCCCCCGACCGCTTGTTCCGCGACCCCACACGCCGCCCCGGACCACCAGACTGGGGAACTTCGCCCGTGGGAGAGGATTGCGACTGCAAGGCGGGGAACAGATCGTGCATCGGGCAAGCCTTTGTTTATTGCGCCGCCCCCGCCTTATCGAAACGCGCATAAACCGGACTCGCGGCGCGCTTTTGATTGGCCTGTCCCGCCTGTCCCGAGGCCTTGGGACAGCATTTGGGACACAAAAAACGCGCCAAACCCCCAAAAAACAAGGACATTTATATATATGACCCACCTGTCCCATGTGTCCCGACGCGCGCACGCGCGCACACGCGAGGCGTGCGTGTATAGAGCGCTCTCTCTCACGCATGTATACGTGGCAAAAATCGCGGGACAGGCGGGACAGGCGGGACACACCCCCTAACCCGTTGACTTATAAAAGAATTATCGCCGCTTTGCTGTCCCAAGCGCTCTGGGACAAGCGGGACACTACATCTAATTTGCATGGTTTTCCCGACCGACCTATGCAAAAACGCCCAAATGCACACGAAACGTTATAACAAATCATCACGGGGCGGGTTTGGGTGGTGGGCGCGCGAACGCGCCTGACGCCATCGCCATTTGTGTCACTGCAATTGCCGATTGACTTTCCCACGGTGTGGGAATATATTGCTTTCACAGGCGGGGATTGTCCCCGACTGATAACGGAGACCCAGTTATGAGCAAGTTTAAAATCACGCACTCTTGCGGGCATCAATCGGTCGCGCAAATCGTGGGGCCAGAAAAAGATCGTGCACGCAAGGCCGCATGGTTAGCCGATCAAGAGTGCTCTGCTTGCAAAAGCAATAAACTCGCAGATGAGCGCGCACAGAAATCAAAGCAAGACGCAGCCGCCACAAACACTTTGGTCGCTTTGGTTGGGAGCGATAAACAAGTTGCATGGGCGACCTCTATACGTGCCGACCTGCTCGTCAAGCTCAATTCGATTTTGATTAAGGGGGTTGAGCGCGGAATGCCAGCCAACCAAGCCTCTACAGCTCAGCGGGCCATTGATTTAATCATGGCCGAGACATCGGCAAAAGTCTGGATTGACTATCGACAAATTGACGCAGAGGCTCGCCTCAAGTCCGCATGGAGCAACGTCGTATGACCAGCATTAAACGCAACCGCGCCCAAGGCCTCACAAGCCTTGGGCATCACCCTCGCACTTTTTCGGCGATGTACGACGCAATACCAGAGAGCATTCTCATGGCCTTGCCCGCTAAACAAATTGCTATTTTGATTGATGCACAATGGTTGCTCGCCAGTAAGAGCAAGATGCTGGCGGAAATCGAGGCCATCGAAAATGGCTTTGTGTGGGATCACAAAAAAGATAAAGCCGTCAGCTTAAAAAGCTGACGGCTCAGCACGTATGCGTAAGTGCTAGTGTTTCGATCCATCGCAGCCCGATGCTGGCCACAACCACACCAAAGCCGATTAGTGCTGACATAGCGTTATCTCATAAACCCAAAATGACGTCAACCAACCTCAATACGGATGCACACATGACCCCCTTCCAAGCCCTCATTTTTGCATCCGGCCTCTCATATGCAGAGGCCGGAGAATTGCTTGGCGTCAACAAAGGCACTGTGCGCGACTGGGCGCGCGGGAAGACGCGCCTGCCCGAGGGGCGTCTTGCGTGGGCGCACGCCCGTGTCGTTTCGATGCTCACCAAGGCCGACACGCTGGTTGACGCTCTCAACGCGACCAGCGCGCAGAACGGCGCACCCGCCACAATTCAGATCGCTGTGTCAACCGACGACGACGAGGCCCGCCTCAATGGCTTTTCCAGCCGCGAACAGGAGAGCGCCACGATTGGCCTTGCCTTGGCCCAATTGCCGCTGGACCGCTTGGCCATTGTAAAGCTGGTTCCGCGTGGCTCCACAGTAGCAACCGCCGCAGCCGAGGCCGCGCGCTTGGCCTAACCCGCCTGATCCGCCCTAAACTCATTGGCCACATCACCAATGCTCGAGACAAACACCGTCTCGCCGCTCACTTGATCGACAACCGCCCCCAGATGGATCAGCACGCCGCGCACGCGGCTGCCACCAAACCGGAACCGGCCGCGCTCAAACGCGTGTGCCGGCAGCTCTTCCAGTGCGCGGCCCCACGCACCGGGTGCACCCCGCCGCGCCGCCCATGTGCTGCCCTCAAACAATTTGGCGAGGCTGGAATGCTCGTCTGGCACGGCCAGCCACGCCTGTTTTTTATAGCTGCCCTCTGGCCCATCGCGCAACACCAGGGCAAGCCCCGCCTCGCCCAATTGGGTGCGCACGCTGTCAAGCGTTGGCGGCTCTTCCGCGTTCAGGAAATTGTCCAACAATCCCCCGATGCTGCGCTGCGTCTTATTCCGCCACAGATCGGGCTGTGCGGCAAAAAGATGGTCAAGGCACCGCCGCCATCCAGCGCGCCCGCCCATGGTCTCTGCGAGGCTTTTTGGGTCAAGCGGCGCGCACCATTCCAACACCTCATTGGGTGAGGGTGGACCATTCTCAAGCGCGAGCCAAGCCCCCGCCAACAAAGTGCCAAATTGATCGCACGCGCGCGCCTCATGGCCGGCCTTGGCAAGACCGTCCTTGAAGCGGCGCAAGATTTCAGGCCAGATCGGCCAGTATTTGATCGCCCGCCCGCGCAAACAGGCCTGAAAGGCCGAAGCCTCATCAGCCGTCATTTTCGGCGCTCCCTGCCCGCCATGGGGCAACAGGCCCAGCATCGCCACGCGTGAGGCTTCCGCCGGCAACAAAGGCGGGGGCACAATGGCCGACACCGCAAAGCTCGAGCGGATTTGATAATTGACAGGCACGCCGTCTTGGCCGCCACGCCCGATCTTGCCGCCACTGGATGAACGCGTGACCAGCCGCAACACATTGGTCGTCATGGATCCATCATCATTTTCAAATTCGTCTAGGACAACAGGCAAACTGTCAAACTTCAGCGTTTGATAAATATAGGGCGCCGACGCCTCCTCCATCTTCACAAGGCCCGAACCGATCGCTTGGCCGATCAGCGCCATCAGGCCCGATTTGCCAGACCCGCGCGGCCCGTGCACCACGATGTGGCTGCGCCAATCGAGCGCCCCGCCCAAAAACGAATGCCCGACAAAGCCAAGTGCCAGCAAAGCATCCAGATTGCCCCGCTTCCACTTCCAGCCCTGCAACAGCTTGTAAAGCAGCCGCCCGGGTTCCAGCCCCAAATCCTCTGCCTTGGTGGCAGGTCGCGACATTTTGGGGCCACCGGGATAGACTTGGCCGTCAAACACACCGGGCTTTTGGGCTTGGCCATCGACGATGACGGCATCGCCCAGGTGCATAATCAGATTGCCCGCACTGTCCACCCACGCGCCACGGCCCCGCACCTTTTGGCTTTCGTCAAATATGCCATCGCGGCTCGCCACGCGCGCGCAGCCATCCATCAGGTTTTTGCGCACAACGTCATAAGCGACGCCCGATCGGTTCTTGGCCGAACGGCGCGGCCACGCGCTGTAGAGATAGGCCGTGGCACCCGCAAACAGGGCATCTATCCCGCCTTGCCCCATGTCGCCTTGCCCCATGGCGATGATTTCGTGCTGGTAATTGAGGAAATAGAAGGTCGATTTGTTTTTGCCCAGGACAGTCACGGGCGAGGCGGGGGGCATGCCGTTGATGTCAGGCTCCCAACTGACGCCTTCTTCTCTGCGAATTTCCGCATCAATGGCGCTCAGGCGTTCGTCAAACACCTCCTCAGACATGGGCAGGTCGATGGCCGACACGCTGTGTTCGAGCGACGCCTCTTTTTTGACCTCAGCCTTGATGGCCGGATCAATCAAATGCTCAATATCGTCAAACTCGGACGATTTGGTGCGCTTGTCCTTTTTCTTGGCCGCAGCTTTTTCCGCTTTCCATGCCAGATAATCGTCCATCCCCGCTGTGCCACGCATCACGCCACCCCGCGCGCAATTTTCGCCATCAGCGCATCATTGAAATCCTTGTATCCCGCCGCGCGGCGAATGGTCAGCCGCCCGTCGCCCATGGGCCTGCCCGCTTGGCGCAATTGCGCAGAGATCTTCACACACACATTCTCAAACGCGCGCTTGGCCTCGCGGCCCTCGTCATTGTCGCCCACCAGCACCACATCATGCACATGGGGCGGGATATTCAGCGCCCCCATGTTCCACACCGATCCCGCCGCCCACACGCGCACATCGGGATACATCATGGCTTGCGTCAGCGCGTCCTCGACACCCTCGGTCACGATCAGCTTGCCCATGGGCGCGCCCTTTTTGATCCACTCACCTGTGGACAGGCCATCGGCCCCCTTCTGGATGGGGATGAATGCGCCCGCTATCCCCGCAGGCCGCAGCTTTCGCACGGGCTTGACGGGGGCTTTGGTCGGCGGTGTGCCGTCGCGGCTCAAAAAGGTGATGTGCACGCCCGCAAAGGCCTGCTTGCCATCGGGCAATATCCGCCACAGGCCGCAAATCATGGTTGGCCATGTCGTGGCCTTTTTGGTCTCGCCATCCCACAGAAACATGCCCTCAGGCTCTGTGCGGATCGCCCCGGGCAAATCCGCGCGCGCCTCCATGCCCGCCAGATCAATCCCCCGCGCCGCCAAATAGCCCCACGCACGGCTTTGCGGGTGAAGAGCATCCGCCTTGATCCAACGCGCGTGCATCTGCTTGCGCGCTTTTTCAAGTTTTTCAGCCTCAAGCGCCTCCAAGACCGCGCGCTGGCTCGCGGCCACTTCGCGTTGCTTCACCAGCTCGTGGGCGGCCACACCGTCATAGGCATTCTCGCCGCCCGCTATGCCCAGCCACCGCATCGCCCACTCGCACGCCACGCGCCAGCCCGTGGTGCTGGATGGCCGCGCTTGGCCCGTCTGGGTGTAATGCACCAAGGCCAGCGCGTCACCGCGCAGATTGTCGGGGTCCACATAATCCACCCATTTGCCCTGTTTGGGGCCAGACACATGCACGAAGAAGGATCCCGCGTTGCGCTCCCCGCGGACAAAATTCAGAAGGCCCAAACGGTCGCCCGATCGTGCGCGCCCCTCCATGGGAAAGCCCAAAGCATCGACAAGGGCAGGCACATTGTTGGCCAACATTTGCGACAAAGTGGATGGGTCGATGCGCGACATGTGCGCTCCAAGTTAAGACAATTTTGTTTTTATGCGGCCGGCGGTTCGGCCAAGGCCGCGCGCATTTGCGCGTCCAAACCATCGAGCCATGGCGGGCCATTTTCGTCCTCAGGATACACCGGTATCGGCACGCCCAAGACCACATCGCAATGCAAACAGCGCAGCATCATGATGCTGGCCTCTGCCTCCAATTGCGTCAGCGCCAAATCGACAGCATCATCATCGCGGTCGCGCTCGATGCGCCAACACGCCCAATTGATCGCCCGCTCACTCACCTGTGCGGCCTTGGCCACACAGGCCTTGCGCGCCCCCAGATGCACCACGGCCAGATGATAGGCCAATGTCCGCCACGGCTGCGACAAATGACGCGGCGGCGGCAACAGCCACACGCCATGGTCAAACCCATCCACGCCCGCCCATGCCATCACCGCCAAGGCACTGGCCCGATATTCGCGCAACAGGCCCTTGGGGCCGTGCACGGTGACAGGCGGGCCGTCATAGATGCGGTCCTTCAGCACGGGCTTCCAATTGCGCGTCACTATCCGCCGCCCGGTCAAACAGGCGCGGTCCGACCAGCGCGCATCGCTCATCAATGCCGCTTGGCGCTTGCGGGCCTCACTCATCACGATCCCCCGCAGCCATACGCTTAAAATCCAACACTTGCGCAGGTGCGTCCGCTTCCAGCGCGCCTGCCCCGCCAACGCGGCCAAAGATCAGCGCCAAGGCCGCTTTCATCACCGCGCGCAAATCGTCCATCTCGGTCGCCTTTTTGCCTTGCGACCAGCCCTGATAGGCGCGGATCATGGCGCAGGAATTGCACAGCGCCATCACCTCCACGACCAGCACGCCATGCGTGAACCGCAGATCGCGCAGCTTGGGGCCTTGGCTCCATGGCTTCCACGCCAGCAACGCCTCGCCCAATGTCGCGCGGCCATAGGCAAAGCGCTCACTGGCCCGCAAAGCGGCCAACACATCATGGGCCATGTCAGTGGGTTTCTTGGCCATGCGCCGCCTCCTTTTTAGAATGATGACCAAACCGAAGATAAGGGTGCCGCGCCCAAAAATAGTCGGCCTCGACCATTTTAACTGGAAACCCAAAGCATCTTGTCAGTGCTTGGCACGTTTTTTGGTCGCCGGCGTCGCCCTCGTGAAAGAACGGCGTTTCAAGGCAAACATTCCCTTCCAAACCAAAAGCGTTTCCGCAAATCTCTCGCTCCAACTGCGTAACCTTATCGGTCACATGGTGCCCAATCGGAACTGACAAAAAGCCCACGCCGCGCTTTTTTGGTATGAGGGCCCAGTATTGATGGACCGCTACGCCCGATCGGATCATCAAAATTTCTGCTTCTTTGGTGGCGTTCATAATTGCCCTGCCTCCACTTCCCTTTCCGCTTCAAACATGGCCCACACGGCCATGAGGTCTTGGCGCAATTGCGCCATGTCAAAGGCCCCGCCAAAGGCGCGGTCGCTCACCCCGCCATGCTTGGCATTGGCCAGTGCCAGCCCCACCAAGGGCTGGCCAACCTTTCCGAAAATGCGCGCCGCCGACACCACATCGGGCCACCGCCGCGAGCAGAAGGCGACACTCACCAGCCCGTCATTGTGCAGATTGATTTGAAAGCCCGTCGCGTCGCTCTCCTTCAAAAAGCCGCGCGCCACGATCTTGCCCGTGCGCGCCTCGCCAAAATGGATCAGGACGTCATCGCCCATGGCTGGGATGGGGCGGGGCGGAATGGGGAAGCGATCGTCCATCATGGCACAGCCTCACAAAAGGCGATGACGCAGCGGTCAATCGCGGCTTTGACGGGATGATTGCGCGGCGGCACAAAGATCGAAGGGGCCAGTTGCACAGGGTCAAGCCCAACCATGCGCGCAATGCTGACGCCCTTGAGGTCGGGATAGACGGTCTTGAGCATCCAGCCCGCGAGCAGGCGGACCCGCCCGCTCAATCCGCTCAAAAATCCAATCTCAGTGGCGCGAACCAATACTGACCATTCGCCAAAATGCCGCGACGCGATGATGAACGCATGGGCCACACCGTCCGCATCGGGGCGCTCATCGGCGGGCAAATCGGCATAAGCGCGCCTCATGACGACACCGCGCAGGCTTGGGCTTCTGCCCATGCGACCAAAGCGGAGCGCTTGATCCCTGTCTTTTCCTCAATGCGCGCAGCACGGGCAGGAGAAGGCAGATTGCGACCTGCAATCCATTCATACCATGTTTTGCGCGATATCTTGAGCGCGATCGCGGCATCGGTCACAGACAAGCCTTGCCGTTGCCGCCATTCCTCTAAGAGGGACAAATTTGTCATATCCATTTCCATTTGTTACAAAGAAAGTAACAAACAAGCTAACAATGTGATTTGCAAGCCCCGTCAAGTGTTACAAAGAAAGTAACAGCAGCAACACAAAAGCCCTTGACACCTTGTAACGAATAAGGTGACACATGCCCCACCGCCACACAGGCGGCAAGGAGGCATTCATGACACCGACCCCAGAACCACACACCCCAGAACCACACACCAAAATGACACAGGACGGCCTGCGCGCCTTCCTCACCAAGGTCATGCCCGTCATCGCGGACGCTTTTGCCGAAGAAGCCCTTGGCCTCAAAGGCAAAAAGGCAATCTTCAATTTTGAAGAAGGCGATTATGTCCACGCCATCACTGCCATCACATCCAGCATGGCCTTGAGCGCGGCGGACGGCGATCAGGCGGCGGGCAGCGCGCTGCTTTTAGAAATGATCCGCGCGCTGATTTACAAACACCAGAAGATGGCAGCGGGCGAAGGCACAGGCTTCTCATTCGTCGCAGAGACCCACACGACCTTCTTGGGCCCCAAGCCGGAGGTGATGCAATGACACCCCGCCAACGCTCCAAACTCTTGTCGCTCTATTGCCGCCACGAACCCGCCATTTGGGGGGCCGCTTTTGGCACAATTGCGGCCATTCTGGTTTTGCTTGTGACCTATTTTGGGGGCGGGCGATGACCAGAGACGAAGCCCAAAAGGCATTGAGCGCCGATATCATTGCGGCCCTCACCGCGTTTCCAGACCTTGCCGGACTGGCCACCATATCGATCCAAACTGGTCAAATGCGGGCCTATCAGCAACTGCTGGAACAATACAATCACACACGCATGGCGCTGAGCATGGCCCTCGCGATTATGCCGCCAAATCGACTGACAGAAACGGCCAAAAAGTCGATGGAAATTGCCATTGCCAATATGTTGCCGCCTGAAAAAACACGGTGCCGCGCTGAAAGTCATTTCGCTGAAAGGATCAAGGAAGCGCTCACTCAACAGACCGAGGAAACCCAATCATGACCGACCAAATCCAAGACATGGAAGCCGAAGCCAAGGCTCATAACATGACCTATCAAATGGTGAGCCACATGCTCCACCCGATGATGCTGGCCTACAAGCAATCCCAAAATTTCGTTTTTGATTTCATTTCAAAGACGCCAAACGATTACGGCATGCCCGAAGACGCGTTTGCGGATCATCTTAAAGATTGGCGCAATGCCATTTTTGTCTCTCTGGCCATGTCTATGATCGACAGCATGATCTTGGATTTGGTCGGCGAAAGCCCGCGCGAACGCCGGGAAATCTTGAACGACATCTTCATGCAACTCGACAAGATGGCAGACGGCAACACCTTTTTCATCAAGGCAAAAGTCGAATTGCGCGGCAACACCACGACCGAATTCAAGGTGCTTGACATCCAATGACCGCCCGCGCCAGCTCCACCCTCGCGCGGGCCGATGCGCCCCACATCTCAAACCGCGAGGCCTATGCCCGCACGCGCAATTTCGTGCTGCGGACATGGGATGGCGGCCTGCCTGAATTCTTCGCCGATGACATCTATCGCCTCATCTTTGAATGGCACGCAGACATGCGCCGTTCGTGGAAAGATTGGGCAGACGCACAGGTCAAGAAGGCCCATCCGCTCAACCAGCACCCGCCCAAGCTGCGCGTGGGCAACAGGGAAGCCCCGCTCTGGATGAACCAATATGACCGCCCTGCCTTTTGGGTGCCCACGTTGGAAATCCATGCCGGCGACTGGGAACTCGCCACCCACGCCATTTTGCATGGCGATGGCACCACTGCAAATTTAGAGCGTTGCCGCGACGCCCTGAACCGCGCGCGCGATTAGGCCGCAAATACCCCTGCGCGCGCGGACCGCGCGGGGCCGTCTTCAATGTCCGCATGGCAAAGGATGAAAGACATGGCGATCGAGTTTGTTGACGACATTTTCCCCACCACACGCGCCAATATGAATGCCAATGTGCGCGGCTACAATTTCACCGATGAAGTGCGCACAGCGATTGGCGCGGCATCGAGCGCGGCAGTCGCAATCCCGCCGATCGGGCAAAGCCGCGAGATCATGTTGCTGGCCTCCACCCGTTGCTATGTCCGCTTGGGTGACGCCGCCGTCTTGCCGGCATCGAGCGCCGCTGGCCAATTGATCTTGGAAGCGGGTGAGCGCTTCCATCTGCGCCTCAAAACAACCGAGACCCATTACACCGTGATCCGCGACAGTGCCGATGGCACTTTGTCCGTCACGCCGGTGGCTTGAGATGATCGGGCGGATCGGCGCGTCCATCGGGCGCTTGGGGCTGTGGAGCGGGGCCTCGCGCCTCGCTTTGGGCCAGCTCATTCTCGACAGACTTTCACCTAGTGCGGCCATCGCTTTGCGCAAAATGCGCACGGCCTATTTGGGCGCGGCGGTGCGTGAGCGGCGGTCGAGTGACAATGCAGAGGCTGACATTGGCTTTGTCGGGCAGGAACTGGCCCGAAATCGGTTTTTCAGCAGCGCGACAGATTGGACGCTTGGGGCAAATGCCAGTATTTCGGGCAGCGCTCTTGTTTGCGCCGCAAACACATTCACGATCGCTGGTCAAAACATGGGGCTGGTGACGGGGCGCACCTATCAAATCACTTTGCGCGTCAACAAAACAGGGTCGTTCCCTCACGCCCGCATTCGGGCCTCGACCTCAAACGATCCAAGCCTTGAAGGCACCAACCAAACACCACTCAGCGCCGCTTCGCCCCCCAACGGCCCGTCTGTCTATTCGCAGAAAATCACCGCCAACGGCCCAGTGCTTGTGATCGCATCTTCTGACGCGGTTTGGACGGGTTCCATCTATTCCATTTCCGTCAAAGACGTTGGGGTTGTTGACCAAGACATTGACCTTGATGTGATCGAGGCGATGGCCTTTGCCAGTGGCGTGACGAATTTGGTGCCAAACCCAAAAGCGTTGGGTGCGGTTGTGGGCAATCCGGGCGCGCCGCCGACGGGGTGGACTTTTGGCGCGCAAAATGGCCTTACGACCGAAATTGTCAGCACTGGTGCGGCAGATGGTGTTAACTATGTTGACGTTCGCTGGTCGGGCGTCAGCACGGCAACGGGCGGTATAGTGGGGCTATTTCATAGCCTCAACTTGCCAATCGGCACAATATTGTCGGGCGCGCTGTCAGTTGGCTTGATCGGTGGGTCGTTGGCCAATGTTGGCGGGTTTCAAATCCGGGCGGGTGATGGCGGTGCGGGTCATCTTCTGTTCACGCCAAGTGCAACTTTTCAGCGCTATCAATTCACGCAAACCGTTGCAGGAACGATTAACGCACGTCTCACTTTGCGCTTCAATGCCCAGAGCA